CGTTCAAGGTACAACTGGTACTCAAGGTGCTCAAGGAGTACAGGGCACTACTGGTACAGGTACGCAAGGTACGCAAGGTACGCAGGGTACAGAGGGTGCTGTTGCTGATTCTGGATGGACTGCAGTCACATCATTTACTAATAGTTTTTCAGGCACCTCTGTGGCATACCGCAAAATAAACAACGTCGTTTATCTTCGTGGAAATGTTACTGGGGGAACCCCTGAGTCTGCGGCGTTTAACTTGCCAGCAGACTACAGACCAGCCGTAGATGTGATAGTTCCTGTTCAGAAGTTTGGAACTACAGATCTAAGTTACGTTACTGTCTACACCAACGGAAACGTCACACCTAATAGCACCGCTGCTTGGCTTACTAGCATAGTGTTCCCAGTTTCATAGAAAGGATCGTCATGGACGAGTTTGAGCCAGAGTTAGACCCAGACCTCTTTGAGGACGAAGAGGTAGAATTAGAAGACCTAGATTATGACGCCCATGCTCTAGATGAAGAAGAGGATGACTGGGAGGATAGTTAATGCCTGTTAAAAAAGGTAAAGTAGAAAAGGTTATGAAGGAGTACAAGGAAGGCAAACTTCATAGCGGATCTAAAAAAGGCCCAGTAGTAAAGTCAAAGAAGCAGGCTGTCGCTATCGCAATGAGCGAAGCAGGCATGAAAAAGAAGAAAAAGTAATGGCTAAAACAATCAAGGTTTCTGGTGAAAAGCACACCATTAAGAAGAACAAGAAGGGCGAGGTCATTGTTGACCACGCTGGCAATAAAGGAAAATACGACAAGATTAACCTGACAAAGAAGGCTGGCTCTAAGACTATTGCTCAAGGAGTTAAGGCGACTAAAGATTGGCACAAAAAGAATGGCTAAGTCAGAGGCATGGCAACGCAAAGAAGGTAAGAACGCTAAAGGCGGTCTTAACGAAAAGGGACGCAAATCCTATGAGAGAGCAAACCCTGGTTCAGATTTAAAACCTCCAGTATCTGCAAAGCAAGCAAAGAAATCTCCTAAGTCTGCAGCACGACGTAAGTCATTCTGTGCACGCATGGGCGGTATGGAAGGTCCTATGGAGAAGAACGGCAAGCCAACTCGCAAGGCACTGGCTCTAAGAAAGTGGGATTGCTAATGGCTAAAGAAGTTTGGGACAAAAAGAATCCAAAGAAGAAGTCTACACCGTTGTCATCATCAGCAAAGAGTGCGGCAAAGGCACGAGCAGCCAAGGCTGGCCGTCCTTATCCAAATCTCATCGACAACATGTGGGCATCAAAACAATCGAAAGGTAAGTAATCATGTGCGCTACGTGTGGATGTATGAAGCCAAAAGACAAGCACGGCGAGAAGACCCTAGCCGCTGCCAATAAGAAGTATGCAAAAAAGAAAGATGACAAGAAGAAGGAGAAGAAGTAATGGCTCTCTCCTGCACAATGAAGAATTGCAAGTGCTCTTGCAAAGTCTGTAAGAAGGGTAAGTAATGAAGAAGACCCTCACCCCTAAGCAGATGAAGATCGCTGGGGCTGCAAAGCCAACAGACAAGATCACTGGCGCTGATTTCAAAGCCCTTAAAAAGGGTAAGGCACCAAAGATGACTATGAACAAGAAAAAAGGCATGTAGTGAAATACACCAAGGACTCAGACAAGAAGCAGGATGCCAAGACCACCAAGGGTCTAGACAAAAAGCAGAAGGCTATGTTTGAGAAGATGGACAAGAAGCACCGCAAGCCTAAGTCTCAGGAAGACGACCGCAAGATGGATAAAGCCATAGTCAAAAAGATTAAAAAGAAGTAATGACTAAGCCACCTACGGGTGGCTTTTTCATTTATCATTGCAATATCAGACCACCGCTGCGGTGCCTGTGTAGTTCCCACTACTTGCGATAAAGGGGTTTATTATGGCTTGGAAGCCTTGGTATGAGCGTGCCGCTGAATTGAACGGCAAAGATGAAGTCGAAGAGTTTATGCGTGGTGCATTCGGCTATCGCCCTAAGGACAAGCAACCAATTATTACTGGTCTTATCGCAGGCTACGTCGGTGGAAAAGTTGCTGGCAAAACCGTTGCGAAAGCCAGGAAAAAGAAGTGAAGAAAGACCACGTACTTAGTTCCATTCACAGAGCAAGCCACGAGACCTCTCGTCTTGTAGGAGCACATCTGCGTTCAGAAGCAAAAGCAAATGGCTGGCCATCTCACGTTGTGAAAGGCACAAGTGTCTCCTACAGCAAGAATGGCTTCAACGCTAACGTTGCTGAGAAGCACTACAAAGAAGCACTTGACTACGAGTACGGAACTCCTGACAGACAGCCAAGTGCAGCAATTCGTCATACAGCAAACCGCACCGCTGAGTCAGAGAACTTCTTAGTCAACCGCCTCTTCCAGCATCTGGAGGCTCACCTATGAGTTTCTTATTAGATGAAGATGAAGCACTCCGCAATCTGTTTAAGGACATGGTCGTTACTGATCAGAAGTCAAATACAAATGATGGACCACAACGCAAGGTAGGCGTGTGGTTTGGTCAACCTGATCAGGAAATCCGTAATCAGTCATACCCTTACATCACTATCGACATGATCGATATAGCAGAAGCGTTTGATCGTGCACATCGTGGCAAAGTTAGTCCTGGCTATTACGAAGACCCAGACACTATAACAACAGGTGTTAACTGGGATACAGACCTGCACGGTAAGGACATGGACTTTCCTGTTCCAGTAAATATTGATTATCAAATCACTACCTATGCACGTCAGCCACGTCATGATCGTCAGATCTTGGCGCAGTTGCTGTACACAAAGATTCCATTACGATTTGCAGTTTTGAATGTGGGTCCTAATACCCAACTCGGAACTACACGTCGTCTGGATGTTCTTGATATCTCTAAGCGAGATATTACAGAGCAAGGAAAGCGTTTATTCGTAAACGCAATTACGGTGCGTGTCTCTAGCGAGATCGCTCCATCCACATTCAATAAATTCTACAAGGTACAAGAACTCAACGTTACAGGTACAACTGGCAGCCAAGTCATTGGTCGTGGCGAGTTTACTGCTGTAGAACCGATCACAATAACGGCACCATAAGGAACCCTTACCCAACTAGTTAGGAGAAAAAATGGCATATAGCCGCCCAGGTGTTTACATCAGTGAACGCCTACTACCAGCAACACTCCCTGCGGGAGTAAGTGCTGACTCTGCTGGTGCAGTTGTTGCACCTTTCGCACAAGGCCCAGAAACTGTAACGCTTGTTACTTCTTGGTACGAGTTCACTAAGTACTTTGGTGGATACAACGCTTCATACCCAGCCACTTTTGGTGTAGGGTCATTCTTTGCCAACGGTGGTCGTGAACTATTTGTAAAGCGCCTCCTTGCAGATGATGCTGATTCAGCAAACGTAAACATCCTTACATCAGGAAGTCTTGTTGTTGCTACTGTCACATCAAAGAACGCTGGAGCAGATGGAAACAACCTACGTGTTGTTGTCACCGCTGGTTCAGTCTCTTCAACATACACACTGACTGTCTACAAGGAGTCTGGTGTAGCAAACGATATTAACGACGACATCTTGCTAGAACGCTATGAGAATGTTGTCTTTGATGACTCAGCATCTAGCGATTTTGCTGAGACAGTGGTCAACCTAGTATCACCAAACATCTCAATTTCAAGCAGCGCTTCAGGTGTTCCAGTATCAACTACCTATCCTTTGACAGGTGGAGCAAATGGAACTACTCCAGTAGCCGCTGACTACACAGACTACAAGGGAACAGGATCTGCAGTCTTTGAAGATTTCTCACCTCTTGCTCGTCCACTTGTTATATTCCTTCCAGGAATTCACAGCCTGTCAGCAGATGAAGCAGATGTATACGATGCAGCATCAGGCTGGGCAGAAACAAACAACTCATTCGTAGTTGCTGAAACTGCTCCTAGCCAGACTGTTGCAAACGCAATCTCATTTGCTGGATCTCTTACAGACTCATCAGCAATTGCTGTCTACTACCCACACGTATTTATCTCTGATCCAATTGGACGTGGTGCTGGTGCACTACGCAAGATCGGTCCATCAGGTGCGGTAGCAGGACTCTACCTATCAACAGATGCAAGCCGTGGTGTCTTCAAGGCTCCAGCAGGTATCGGTGCATCTGTACAAGGAATTGTTTCTGTAGAGAAGACATTCACTTCAACTGAACTTGACTCACTAAACGCAAGCACATCTCCAGTAAACCCAATCCGTCAGATCCCTGGCGCTGGTCTATCTGTGATGGGTGCTCGAACATTGAAGCAAGACGGCACTGCTAACAAGTATGTCAACATGCGCC